GCTACTGCCGTATCTGGTGAAAGACCCGGCCGAGATCTGGATCGGCTGGGCCGAGAGCGAGATCTCGGGCCGCGTCGCGATGCGGCGGCGCTACGTCAAGCTCGTCGACATCGGCGGAGGCCGGGTGATCGGGATCGTATGCGACGCCGACGGCGGCGAGTGGTCAGGGTTGACATTCTTCCGCGGCCATAGTGGGCCGGGCGCCGGGGCCAATATGAGGACGGGCTTGAAGATTTATCCCAGTTGAAGCGGCTGGCCGCCGCTCGGCCCCCACGCACCGGCCCAGCCATCGGGGAGCGGCCCCGGCCGGGACGGGCAAATCCAAGATAGCCCGTCCGGCGCCCGCTCGCCAGCCCGACCCGGCCGAAATCCCGGAATCGGAAATCGGCCCAGGAGGCCCCAGGGGCGCTCCCGGGCCTCCCAGGACAGCGGAAAAAAATTTTAAGATCGAATTTAACCTTCCTAGGCCCGCCGTGAGGCATATGGCAGGCCGGTGCTCGCCCGGTTTTTAGGTCCGGTCCGGCCGCGGCCGGGTTTTTGGCGCCGCCGGCCGCCCGGAATCATGGGGCGCCCAGTTCGGGCATCGCACCCGAACTCGCTGCTCAGCGGCGTTCCGGACTGTCGCTTGGCGTGGAGGCTCTGACGCCTGTCAGGGTCGGGCTGCCGAATGATGCCGGGCAGTATCGCCACATGTCCGGTCACAAAACAAGTCACGGCGAGAGGACGGCACTCAACGCCACGCGCGGCGCGGCGGGCTATGCCGACATGCTGGCGCTCAACGCCGAAGGCGGCGCGCCCGAATACGTCATGCTGCTGCCGGCGGGACCTACCATCGCGACGATGGACGGTCGCGGACCCTATCGCGTCACCGACATGGCCAAGCTCGCCGAGACGAGCCTGCAGGCGGCCGGCGGCAAGCTGCCGATCGACGAGAATCATTCGACCGATCTTGCCGCACCGCAGGGCCGCCCTTCGCCCGCGCGGGGCTGGATCGTCGATCTGCAAGCTCGCGCCGATGGGCTCTACGGCAAGGTCGACTGGACCGACTCCGGCAAGCAGCTGCTCGCCGACCGCGCCTATCGCGGGATCTCGGCCGTGTTCCGCCATCTCGCCGACGGCACCATTACGCGCCTGCTGCGCGCCTCCCTGACCAACGTTCCCAATTTGCGCGGGCTCACCGCGCTCAACGCTGAAGAGGTTGACATGGACTTCATCCAGAAACTTCGCCAGGCGCTCGGCCTGGCGGACGACGCCGACGAGGCGACCGCGCTCAACGCGGTTGCGGCGCTCAAGCAATCGACCGCGCTCCAATCAGCTCTGGCGCCAATCGCTAAGGCCGCCGGCCTGAACGACGATGCAGAAGCCGGCGCCGTGCTGGCCGCGGTGACCGCGCTCGCGACCGAAGCGAAGAAGGCGCCCGGCGCCGACCAGATCACCGCGCTGCAGGCCGAGCTCAAGACCGTCACGGCAAACTTCGCCGCGCTGCAGGCGCAGATCGCGGCCGATCGCGCCACCGCCTTCGTCGACGGCGCGATCAAGGCCGGCCGCGTCGGCGTGAAGCCCTTGCGCGACCACTATATCGCGATGCACGCGGCCGATCCCGCGCGCGTCGAGAGGGAGATCAACGCCATGCCGATCCTGGGCGCCTCGGGTGTGTTGCCGGCGCCGCCGAAGGGACCGGACGGCAAGATCGCGCTCAATGCCGAGCACACGAACGTGTCGAAGCTGCTCGGCCTCAAGCCCGAGGACCTGCAGAAGACGCTCGCGGCCGAGGCCGCCGAACAGGAGACCGCCTAAATGACCGCGCTCACCAAGGACCGCAATACGCCGCGCGCGACCGGCGACGTCAAAGTGATGGACGTTGCCGCCGGCGCCAAGATTTTCGCCGGCGCGATCGTGATGCGCAATGCGACGGGCTTCGCCGACAAGGGCCAGACCGCGCTCAATCTGCGCGGCGCCGGCGTCGCCGTCGAACAGGTCGACAACAGTGCCGGCAATGACGGCGATCTGCAGGTCAAGGTGCGCGAGGGCGTCTACCGCTTCGCCAATTCGGCGGCCGGCGACGCCATCACGGCGGCCGACATCGGCACGTTCTGCTACGCGGTCGACGATCAGACCGTCGCCAAGACCAGCGGCTCCAACACGCGCTCGGTGGCCGGCAAGGTCGTCGGCGTCGACGCGCAGGGCGTGCTGGTCGAATTCGACGAGGACGATCTGGCCACCTATCTCGCCACCCGCCGCGTCTTCGTGCCGGTGCGCGTCGGCACGCTGGTTGGCACCGGCGTTTTTCGCCAGCTGGCCATCTATGGCGGCCGCGTGGTGAAGATCTGGTCGGTGATCGAGGACGTGCTCACCACCGGCGACGCCACGCTCACCGCCAAGATCAACGGCAACGCCATCACCGGCGGCGTCATCACCGTCACCCAGGCCGGCTCGGCCGCCGGCGACAAGGATTCTTGCGTGCCGACCGCCGCCAATGTGGTGGCTGCCGGGGACGAGCTGTCGATCACGGTCGGCGGCACCAACGACCACGCCACCGTGGCCAATGTCATCTTCGAGATCGAGCGCGATTGATCGCGCGCGACGGGCAATCCAAGGAGCACCTGATGACCAATGTTCTGAAATGGGCACTGCTGATCGGCCTGGTCGGCTGCCTCGCTTTCGCCGTCATGGTGACGACGCCGTCGCCGCACGAGGCCGGCGGCCTCACCATCGCCATGCTGATCAACGCCGCCAATCTCGACGCGCTGCGCGCCGGCTTCAAGACCAGCTATCAGCAGGGCCTCGGCATCGCCTCCTCGCAATACTTGCAGGTGGCCACCGTCGTGCCATCGACCGCCAAGACGCAGAAATACGGCTGGCTCGGCAAGGTGCCGGGCGTGCGCGAATGGATCGGGCCGCGCCTGGTGCAAAACCTGGAGCAGCACGATTATTCGATCACCGAGAAAAAGTGGGAGCTCACCATCGCGGTCGACCGCGACGACATCGAGACCGACAATCTCGGCATCTATGCGCCGATGTTCCAGGAGATGGGTGCCTCGACCGGCGCCAAATGGGACGAGCTGGTGTTCGGCATGCTGCCGCTCGGCTTCTCGACCACTTGCTACGACGGCCAGAACTTCTTCGACACCGATCATCCGGTGCTCGACGCCAACGGCAATCCGACCACGGTCGCCAATACCGACGGCGGCGCCGGCACGCCCTGGTATCTGATGTTCGTCAACCGGCCGCTGAAGCCGATCATCCTGCAGAAGCGCAAGGACTTCACCTTCGTCGCCAAGGACAAGCCCGACGACGACAACGTGTTCGACAACAACGAATTCGTCTACGGCGCGGATGCGCGCGCCAATGTCGGCTTCGGCTTCTGGCAGCAGGCCTGGGGCTCCAAGCAGACGCTGGACGCGGCGCACTTCGAGACCGCGCTCGCGGCGCTGCAAGGCATGAAGGGCGACTACGGCCGCCCGCTCGGCTTCACCGGAACGCCGCTCCTGGTCGTGCCGCCGTCGCTGCGCAAGGCCGGCTCCGCGATCGTGCAGTCGATCCTCGTCAATGGCGGCGAGACCAACCCGAACGCCGGCGCCGCCGAGCTTCTGGTCGTGCCGTGGCTCGCGTGAGGTTAAGTGATGGCCAAGCCGAAGCCGAGTGAGAGCAAGCAGGTCGCGCCCGATCCGGCCGGGCTGAAATCCGCGACCAAGGGTGAGCCCAAGCGACAGGCCGTGCTGACCGTCTATCCGCCACCGAACGAGGTGCCGGCGGAGGCGCTGATGGACGCCGAACTTATCGTGAGGGCGAAGCCCGTGCGCGGGCGCTGGCGCGCCGGCCGGCATTTCACGCGGGAAGCGGTGATGATCCCGCTCGCCGCGCTGGGTGAGGCCGAGCGCGTGGCGATCGCCGGCGACCCGGAGCTGATCGTGGTGCTGCGTCTGTGGCAGCCGGGCTGAGTGAGCTGAGGCGGGGGAGAGGAGCCCGGTAGCTCATCGGGCTCATAACCTGAAGGTCACAGGTTCAAATCCTGTCCCCGCAACCAGATGCCCGGCGCTCCGCTCCACCCGGCGGGCGGAGAGCCGGTCAAGCGGCGGCAACGCCGCTCGCCATCCGCGGCGACAGCCATCGCGCCGCGGATGGCCTCGCCAACAAAGGAGGATTTCGTGAGCTACCATTTCGAAGGACACTTTCGCACCAAGGCTTCCGCGCTCGCCGCCGTCACCGCGCCCAAGCGACAGCTGCCTCAGCCGGTCGTCAATCTCCTGGTCGACGCGATCGAGGCTCTTTCCGACGACAGCGACGATCGCTTCATCTTCGTGAAGGCGAGCGGCCATCAGCATACCGGCCTGGACTATGCGCAGAGCCGCGCCGACCTCCTGGTCGAACCGCGCGCGTTCTTCCGTGACAGCGCGATCTGAAGGGCGCCGCCGGGCATGTCTTACGCGGCGCAATCCGATCTTATCGAACGCTACGGCGAGGATATGCTCGTCGATCTCACCGACCGTGTGACTCCGCCGGCTGGCGCGATCGATGCGTCCGTCGTCGATGCCGCGCTCGCCAATACCGACGCGCTGATCGACGGCTATCTCAAGGGCCGCTACCACCTGCCGCTCGCCACGACGCCGGCGCTGGTCAAGGACATCGCCATCGCGGTCGCGATCTACAAGCTGCACCGCAACCAGGTCTCCGACAAGATCGCGACCGACTACAAGGATGCGCTGCGCGCGCTGGCACAGATCGCGACCGGTACCGTGCGGCTCGACGTCGCCGGCGTCGAACCCGAGGCGAGCGGATCGACCGGCGTGCGCACGACAGACCGCGCTCGCGACCTGACGCCAGAGAATTTGAAAGGGCTGATCTGATGTCCGGCGGCGGCCTGCGCATCGACGGTCACGACCAGGCGCTCGCCGCGCTCGCGAACCTGGCCGCGCGGACCGAACATCCGCGCCCACTGTGGGAGGCGATCGGTGCTTCGCTCGTGAAGTCGACGCAGAGGCGGTTCGAGGACGGCCGCGCGCCGGACGGCACACCATGGCCGCCGTCGTTGCGGGCCTTGTCCGAGGGCGGCAAGACGCTGATCGATACGGCGCGGCTGATGCAATCGATCACCTTCAACGCCTTCGACACCGGCGTCGAGGTCGGCACCAACGTGGTCTATGCCGCGATCCATCAGTTCGGCGGCATAATCAAACAGCCCGCGCGCGAGCAGACACTGCATTTCAAGACGCACAAACGCACCGGTAAGCGCCTGAAAGGCTTCCGCAAGGAGAGCAAGGCCGACATCCACCAGACGGTCGCCATCCCGGCGCATGAGATCAAGATGCCGGCGCGGCCGTTTCTCGGCCTCGACGATCACGACGACGCCGAGATCATCCGCATCGCCGAGGACTATGTCGGCGGCCAAGATATCGTGAACGAGGCGCGGCCATGAGCCTCGTTACCGACGTCAGAGCGCGCATGGCGTCCGTCACCGGGCTTGTCGGCATCGAGGAAGTCGCCGATCTCGCCGCGCTGATCGCCGCCAACCAGACGCCGCAGCGCAGCCCTTGGGCCTATGTGCTTCCGCTCGGTTTCAACGGGGGGCCGGCCGAGGTTTCGGCCAACGCCTATCGCCAGCCGTTCGAACCCGTGATCGCCATCGTCTTCGTGGTGCAGGCGCTCGACGATCCGAAAGCGCGCAAGGCGCTCGCGACCGTCGACCAGCTCGAGCAGGACACGCTGGCACTCATCTGTGGCTGGGCGCCGGTCGGCGCGATCGGCGTGTTCCGCGCGTTGCGCGGCCGGCTCGTGTCGGTTTCCCAAGGCCTCGTCATCTACCAGATCGATTTCGCGCTGCAGAACCAACTGAGGATCGTGACATGAGCCAACAACCGCAGGCGGGCGGCCGTTACTACCGCGAACAGGACGGCACGCTGACGCGCGCTGGCGACGACGGCTCACACCCGAACGCAGCCGTCGAAAAGACAGCCGCCGGCAAGCCGGCCAAACGCAACACCGTGAAGGACGAGACCGATGCCTGAGCCACTCAAATGGAAATCCAAGGTTCTGCTCGCCAAGCCGGAGGTGACCTATGGCACCGATCCGACGCCGACCGGCCTCGCCAATGCCATCCTGGCGACCAATGTGACGCTGCAGCCGATGGACGGAGAGGACGTCTCGCGCGATCTCGAGCGGCCTTATCTCGGCGCGCAGGAGATGATTCCCGCCGCCTTGCGCAGCGTGCTCACCTTTTCGACCGAGCTCGCCGGCTCCGGCACGGCCGGCGATCCACCCGGCTGGGGCGTGCTGGCGCGCGGTTGCGCCATGGCCGAGACCATCTCCGCCGGCGCCTCGGTGACCTATTCGCCGATCACGGCGGCGATGGAATCGATTGCGATCTGGTTCTGGATCGAAAACACCAAGCATGTGCTGCTGGGTGCGCGCGGCACGGCCGAGATCACCCTCGACGCGCAGGGCATTCCGCGCATCCAGTGGACCTTCACCGGGCTGTGGACGCAACCGGTGGAAAGCGTGGCGGTGGCACCGACGCTCACCGGCTTCAAGGAGCCGCTGATCGGCAGCACGGCAAACACGCCGACTTTCACGGTGAACGGCGTTTCGCTGGTGCTGCGCGGCTACAAATTCACGCTCGGCAACGACGTGCAGCATCGCCTGCTGATCGGGCGTGAGGTGATCGTCATCGTCGACAAGGCCGAGCAACTCGTCTGCAATGTCGAGGCGGTGCCGCTCACCACCTTCAATCCGTTCGCATTGGCGACGTCGCGCACGCAGGTCGCGGTCAATCTCGTGCATGGAACCGCCGCCGGCAATATCGCGACCATCGCGATGCCGACCTGTCAGGTCAAACGCCTCACCGGCTACGAGCAGAACCAGAACATCCTGGAGTGGCCGCTCGCGCTGACGCCGCTGCCGTCGGCCGGCAATGATCAATTCTCGATCGCGCTCACCTGACGGAGATGAGCCGGTGCCGGCGCGCGTGGATCTAACACTGAGATACCCGGACACGGCGCGCGACGCGGCCGTGGTGCTGGTCGAGCAGATGTGGACCGCGATCACCGACGGCCATCTGGTCGCGCCGCGCGCCTGCCATCGCCCCGGGCTTCAATCGTGGCTGAGCGCCGCCGCGCTCTGCCTCGGATCAATCGACAGGCAAAAGGAGCATAAACGCATGTTCAAGGTCACGGCGAATCCCACCTTCCTGCGCAGCGTTTCGGTCGAGGTGCCGGTGGACGGCGGCTACTCGTCCGAAACCATGAAGGTCACCTATCGCGCGCTGCCGACCAGCGAGGCCGCCAAGCACGATCTCAACACGGCGCAGGGCTCGACCGATTTCCTGCGCGCGGCGGTCGTGCGCATCGACGACCTGGTCGACGAGGCCGGTGCCGCGCTTTCCTATAATGACGCGCTGCGCGACCAGCTTTTCGACATGCCCTATGTGCGAACGGCGCTGGCGCGCGAGTATTTCGCCGCGGTCGCCGCGGCCAAGCGGGGAAACTGAGGTGGGCCGCCCGGCGCTGGGCCACGGGCGCGCCAGTGCGCGAGGGCGGCCCGGAACCGCTGGCGGTGACAGAGGCGCGCCGGTGGGGCTTGCCCGCGCCCGCGGTCGCGGCCATCGCCGCGCAGCTCGCGTCCCCGACGGAAGCCGACGAAGGCTTGTGGCTGGAGAATGTGGCTGCGGTCGACGCCTTCCTGGCCTGCGACACGCAATGGCGGACCGCCGCGGTCGCCGGCGGGCTGGCCCCCGGGCGCATCGTGTTTATCGGGCTCGATTATGCGGGCGCGCGCGCCGGCATCGAGGCCGCCGGCATCGCGCTCACGCCGGAGATTTGGGAAGGCGTGCGCATCATGGAAGCGGAAGCGCGCGACGCGCTGAACAGGCTCTACTGATGGAACGCGGCGGGAGGAGTGCAGGCGAATGACATTGCGGGTCGCGCTCGTCATCGACGGCAACGCCGCCGGCGCCAAGCAGGCGGCGCAAGAGACGGCGCGCGCGCTCGGCGGGATTGGCGATGCGGCGCGCCAAGCCTCTGCCATTATCGACCTGATGCGCGGCAAGATCGCGAACGGCCTGTTCGACAAAGGACAGATCGCACAGGGAATCAACGCACAGCTCGGCATCGGCGCGGGCTTGGCGGGCCGCGGCGAGGACATTGCCGCGTACGGCCGGGCACTCGATGCGGTGCGCGCAAAATTCAATCCGCTGTTTGCCGCCGGCCAGGAATACAAGGCGACGCTCGGGGAGATCAACAGCGCTTACCGGGTCGGCGCGATCAGCGAAACCGAGCGGGCGGCCGCGATCCAGCGTACCAAGGACGCCTTCGTGCAGCAGGTCGCGGTGTTGCGCGGCGGCGTGGCGGCGAGCGCGCAAGCCGCCGCCGCGACCGGGGCGCTGACACAAGCGCATGGCGGCTTGTCGACGCAAGCGATGGCGCTCAGTCATTCGCTGCGCAGCGCGGCCGAACAGATGGTGTTAGGCATTCCGCCGACACAAATTCTCGCCGGGCAGATCAATCATCTGAGCTATGCGGCGAGCGGGCCTGGCGGTTTGAAAGGCGCGTTCAAGGAAGTCGTCGGGCTGCTCGGTGCCTTCCTGTCGCCGGCCGCGCTCGTCACCGCGGGCGCGATCGCCATCGGCGGCGCGCTCGTCTATGCGGGTGCACAGGCGGACAATGCCGACCGCGCCATCGAGCGCGCATTGCTCGGCATCGGCCGGGCCTCCGGCGTCACGGTCGGACAGATCAAGGCCATCGGCGCGGCGAGCGCGAGCGCCGGCGATCTGTCCGTCGCGGAAGCCACGCGCATCGCGAGCGGGTACGCCGCGCTCGGCACGATCGGTGGCGAGAATATCGGCAAACTCACCGAGGTCACCAAGGGCTTCGGCGTGCTGATCGGCCAGAGCGCCGACGAGGCCCAGGCCGCTCTCGGCAAGATCTTCGCCGACCCGGGCAAGGGAGCGGAACAGCTCGCGCGCCAGTTCGGCATACTCGACGCCGCCACGCTGCACTACGTCCAGTCGCTCGCCGCGTCCGGCTCCCAGCAGCAGGCGATCTCGGTGCTGCTGGCGAAGCTCACGCCCGAGGCGCAACGGGCCGCGCAGACCGTCGGCCTGCTGGGGCGCGCCTGGGATACGGTCGCAAAAGGGGTATCGAGTGCGATCGACTGGGTCGGCAACAAGCTGATCGACGGCGGGCTGACGCGGCTGACCGCCGATCAGCTCAATGCCTTGAAGCAGCGTTACGCCGATCTGTTGAAGCAGATCGAGGCCTTCCAGGCACAATCGCCGAAGGACCTGTTCGCCAGCGGCGTGCAGGCGGAAGCCGACGGCTACCGCAAGAAGATCGAGGACATCGACGCCGCGCTGAAGAAGCTCGGCGACGACGCCGCCGAGGCGAGGCGCAAACAGGACAACCTATTCAGCCTGCGGGTCGGCGCCGCGCTCGATGAGCAGTCGCCGGAATTCGCGCAGGCGCGCCGGCTGGGCGACACACTGGCGCTGCTTGAAACACAGATGGCGAAGGTCAATGCCAGCGGCGGCGCACAGTCGCCGTTGCTGGCAGGGCTCGGGCGGACTTACGAGCAGCTCGCGGCCGAGATCGACAAGGCGCGGGGCGCGGTCCAGGGATTTTCATCGAGCACCGATCGCGAGTTGACCGGGCTGCGGTTGCAGATCGGGGCCATCGGCAAGCGCTCGCCGTCGGCGCTCGGCGAGATCGCCTTTCAGCAATCGCTGCTCAATAGCGGAAATATGGGCGCCGACGCGGTTGCCAAGGCACAGCTCGAAAAGACGATCGCCATCAAGACGGCCGAGCAGCAGATCGTCGACGCTAAAAATCAGCAGCTGCTCGCCGCGCAGCAAGGCGTCGTCAGCGCCGAGCTCGAACTCGCGATCATCGGCCGCAGCGCCACCGAGCAGGAGGGCCTGCGCGCCAAGCTGCAGGCCAAGCAGCAGCTCGAACAGGACGCGCTGCGCGTCTATGGCAACCGCGATGCCTACGACAAGGCCCATCTGGCGGCGCTGGAAAAGGAAATCGACCGGCAGACCGCGCTCAAGCAGCTCCTGGCCGAACAGAACGCACTGCGCGAGGCCTCCTTCCAGCGCGCCATCATCGGCATGTCGTCGGACGAACAGCAGATCGCGCAGCAGTTGCGTTCGCTCTACGGCGAGAACTGGCAGGCGTTCTGGGACGGCAATGTCGCCGGCGCGATGCGGCTCAATCAGTCGCTTTCCTTCTTTCACGATACCGGTCTCGGCGCGCTGCAGGACTTCAACAGCGCGCTGCGCCAGGGAGCGACGCGGGGCGAGGCCTTCGGCCAGGCGCTCGACAACGCGCTGGGCAAGATCGAGTCGAAGCTGATTGAAATGGCCTCCAATCAGCTTTGGCGGAACGCCTTCGGCGGCG